TAGACGACGAAGCGCCAATGGCATTGCCAGCAGGCCAAGTTGCTCGTGGCCGTGGTCGTCCAAAGAATTTAGCTGGTGAGTTAAAGCGCCAAGCAGCCGCAGCCCGTGCAGAGAAGAACGGTGGGGTACCACAAGGTCGCGGCCGCCCACGCAAGACTCCAGTTGCAGCACCAGGCGCAGATAACAGTGCACCACAAGGCACACTAGGCTTACACCGCTTCTTGTTTGGCCCACAGCCAACAGGTGATAGCTTGCCAGGCAAAAAAGGTTCCGTACACAAGATTAAAGACACTGGCACAGTAAAGAACCCTAACGCAGTAGACACTGGTGAATTTGACGAAGGCTTAGGCGATGATTTCGCTAACATGGCTCGCGGTATGAAGAACAAAGACGGTACACCACGTTTCACAACAGTGCGCCAAGGTCCCGCACCTATCAAGCCACCATCCTCTAAGCCACCAGGCGCAGTGCGCCCATCTGGCCCAGCAGCAAGCAGTCCAGCTGATTGGTACGACCAAAGCACAGGCGGCAAGCGCAACATGGGTGACAGCAAGATCAACCGTAAGGCAGCGGTTACTGAAAGTGTACAACCTAAATCTAATTTTAAAGCTTACTTAGCAGAATCTGCTGGTGGCCAAGATGCGTTTGAACATATCTTGAATCGCTTCAAACACGAAGTAAAGAACTTCCAAGCTGGCGGCGACATGGACGATGATTTATATGAGGCATTGTTTGATTACTATTTGAACGCAGGCGAAATGCCTTACGGCGTAGCTAAAGCACGTACTGGTGACCCGTTTGAATGGGTAGCAGAACGTTTTGATCAAGACAATCCTGCAATGGACGAAGCAATTGATCCAGTTAATCCTGTTGATGTACCTGCATACCAGCGCCAGATGCAAGGTAAGAACGGTGAGAGCCGCTTCCCATTAAAGTTGGACCAAGTGTTGGGCCCACGCCCAGACAGCATCTCTGACCCACGCAACCTAGCTAAAAACAACGGCACTAAAGACTTAGACGACTTAGCACGTTTAGCTGGTATCACTACTGAATCTGTTTCTGTAATGGGAAGCAGTGAGATGATGGGCGACGAAAGCCAAGAAGATAAGATGAACATCTCCACTAACCAAAGCAGCGATGGCACAAAGAGCATCACAGTAACAGCAGACGGCGAAGCAGCCGTAGCATTACTTGACATGTTGAAGAACGCTGGTATGGGTGGTAGCGATGCTGCGGCAGAGCAAGAAGTTATCATTGCAGCACAAGGTGACGAGCACATGGGCGATGAAATGTCTATGGATGACGGCTCTGGCGAAATGGAAATGGAAGAAGAGTATGCTAACGAACCAGCACCACAGTACCAAAGCGTAGAGAAGATCACTTCCGCTGGTGACGATATGAATCGCCAGAAGAGACAAAACTTCCCATTACGTGCACCAGGTAACAACCCAATGTCCGAAGCAGAGCAAGTTGACGAGATCTCCCGCAAGACAGTTGGTGCATATAGAAAAGCAGCAACCGCTGACTTAAATAATGTACAAGCACGCCACGACAAAAACAACAAAGAAGATGGCTGGAACTATCAGGACTCACAAGACGAACACGACGCCTGGGCGCATATGCACAAGCGTAAGCAAGGCCTAAAGCGAGCTAATGGCGAGCAAACAAACGAAGAGCAAGTTGACGAGTTGAGCAAGAACACATTGGGATCGTATGCTAAGAAGGCAAATGACCAACGTGCACATGAACCAGACGATATGAAAGCTGATCGCCGCGGTACAGGTGTTATGAAAGCAATTGGTAAGATTGCTGGGGGCCCAAACAAAGGCGGTATAATGCGTGGTCATGCTGCGCAAGCACGTTTTACTAACGCAAACAACTTGCCTAATGCTGCAAAGGATGCTGAGACATTTAACCGTTCAGTGGACCGTAATGTAGCCAAAGAATCCACGGACCCAGTGCAGTCCATGGGTCGTGATTTGATGGCTGAATACCAAGCAATGAAGATCAAGAAGTAATATGAAAATTAACGAGATTATCGTTACTGAAGGCAAAGAAGGCACTCAACCTCTTGTACCAGCAACAGCGGGTAAAGGGGAGGTGCGCTTCCGTGACGTAGGTGGATATGATCGTACATATCACTTGCACCGCATTATGATGGCTACTGCAATGGCAGACGGTAAGTCTAAAAAAGCAGTAGACATGGATCAAGCATCTTGGGTAGAGAAGTACAACGTTGCTCGCCCTTACACAGATGAAGAACACAACATGATGGATGCAGCATTTGCGACAATTGACTCAGAGTATCAAACTACTGCGTCTGACCGCAAGTCCAGGGAGATGGAAGATACTAACAAACAAAGTATCGTCGCTCCACGCAAGAAAAACAAGTACGGTGTCTAATGCGTTTACGTTCTGCTGATTTTGTATCGCCAGGCGAAACGTTAGATCCAGATGCGTTTATGGATGCACGTGATATGGCTGACCTTCGTCGTTTAGCGGGCTTGCCTGCATTGGGTGAGAATGTCAACTCGCAAATGGGGTTACAAGACACCAATCAGCAAAACCCAATGGCACCCGCGGGAGACAATCCGTGGGGCATCAAGTCACCAGTTGGCACTACAGGTGGCAATCTTGACAAGCGCAAAATTGAAAGAGAAAAGAACTTAGTCCCCGGAACTGATGAATGGTTCCGTTTATGGTTCTCGCAGAAGGACAACCTAACAGCAGACGATTTTGAGAAGAATGAAAAGCTAGGGATGGACGAGATTCACAATACACTAATGTCCAAACCAACTGACCCTACAGATGCAGGTGGCTCAACAAATGAAGCAGTTGACCCAGAGATCATTAAAAAGCGCAAGAAGCGCCAAGACGTAAATCATGGCATTTACGTTATAACAAACATTATCACAGGTGAGCAATACATAGGCATCACCGCAGGTCGCCCAAACTTGAAAAAAGCTCTGTGGGTGCGTATGCAAAAACATGCGCAGCGAGCACGAGTAGAGGAAAAAGATTGGGGACTATGCAAGTCCATTCGTGAGTACGGCCCGGAAGCTTTCACTTACGGGCTACTCGAAGTCGTACGGGGCAAGAAGCCTGCTCACGCAAGAGAGACGGAACTGATTAAACAGTATAACCCGTCCCTCAATACATTCCGCTAACCGTTCGCTACCTTAGCAGTTAAGCCCAAGTAGCGGTTCCACGATTCGTGTGAAATGTGGAATGGTTGTGCACGTTGCTTCCATTGCTTGACCAAGCTGTAGTAGTCTGGCTTGAAAGGCATACGGATAGGCTTCATAAGCTTGTGACCCTTTTTAGAGTTACAAACCTTGCAAGCTGCAACGCAGTTTTCCCAAGTAGTCTTACCACCAGCCACACGAGGAATCACGTGGTCGTTAGTCAAGTCAGCTTCGCGGAACATTTCACCGCAGTATTGGCAAGTGTACAGGTCACGCAAGAACAGGTTGTGCTTGGAGAACTTTACACTCTTCTTGAAGTTGAAGTATTCCTTAGTCATTACAACCGCCGGAATTTCGATCTCAAGTTTTTCACTGCGAATGACTCGCCCTGGATATGTTTCCAAAATTTCAACACGATCCAAGAAGAATAACTTGATGGCGTGCTGCCAGTCAATTACGCTCAAAGGTAAGATTGAGATTGGGTTAAAGTCCCGGTTTAAGATTAAAGTTTGTTCCATTTTCGATGTACTCTAAGGTTTACATGGTATCAGTGTACATTAAAAAGATTATCAAGTCAAATGGCTGAAAACTGTTAAATACAGTTATGAGCCAAATACCTAAAAAACCATTAGATCCACAAGCGATTGTAAAGACACCGTATAAGTCGGTGTTGTGGACTGAGCAGCAAATTCAAGAATTTGCGTTATGTTCAGATCCGATTACAGGGCCTGCGTATTTCATGGATAATTTCTTTTATATCCAACACCCAACAAAGGGTAAGATGCTGTACCATCCTTATGAGTATCAAAAGAAGTTAATCGACACGTATAACAGTTATCGATTCTCTATCAGTTTAATGCCACGTCAGACTGGCAAATCCACCAGTGCTGCCGGGTATTTATTATGGTACGCAATGTTTGTGCCAGATAGTACGATTTTGATAGCCGCACACAAATATACAGGCGCACAGGAAATTATGCAGCGTGTTCGATACGCTTACGAGCTATGCCCAGACCATATTCGCGCTGGTGCTACATCGTACAACAAGGGCTCGATAGACTTTGAAAACGGCTCCCGTATTGTATCGCAAACAACGACAGAAACAACAGGACGGGGTATGTCTATCTCGCTCCTATACTGTGACGAGTTTGCGTTCGTTAGACCAAGCATTGCGAAGGAATTCTGGACGTCCATTTCGCCTACACTGTCAACCGGTGGTAAAGCTATTATCACTTCTACACCTAACTCAGACGAAGACCAGTTTGCGACCATTTGGAAACAAGCTAACAAGACGTTTGATGAATTTGGAGTTCAAACACCTCTTGGCAAGAACGGATTCCGCGCATACCAGTCTCGTTGGGACGAACATCCTGACCGTGACGAAGTGTGGAAAGCTGATGAAATAGGACGAATTGGAGAAGAACGTTTCCGTCGTGAACACGGTTGCGAGTTCTTGATCTATGATGAAACGCTTATCAATTCAATGACATTGATTGAGATGGCAGGCATAGAACCTACGTCAAGGCAAGGCACAGTGCGTTGGTATGGCAAACCTGATCCACATGCTACGTATGCAGTAGCTTGGGACCCTTCTCTTGGAACTGGTGGTGACCCTGCAGGTATTCAAGTTCTTGAGTTACCAAGCTTAAAGCAGATAGGCGAATGGAATCATAACAAGACTCCTATTCAACGCCAGGCACAAATTATGGTAGACATCGTGCAACATTTATACGAGTGCACAGGAACAGAGAATCAAATTTACTACAGCGTGGAAAACAATACGCTTGGTGAAGCTGCGCTAATGGCTATTGCTCAAGTTGGGGAAGAGAACATTCGTGGTATTTTCCTAACTGAACCAAGCAAGCCCGGACAGAAACGTGCTCGCAAGGGCTTCAACACTACACACAAGTCTAAATTGGCTGGTTGTGCTAAGATGAAGAGCTTGATTGAACAGAAGAAGCTTCACGTTGCCTCTAAGTTACTGATCTCAGAACTTAAGACCTTCGTGGCATTGGGCAATTCATACGAGGCTAAAGAGGGTGAAACGGACGATTTGGTTATGTCGATGCTCTTAGCTATACGCATGACACAGGCACTACAAAGCTTTGATGCTGACTTAGACGATAGAATGAACGATGCATCTGATTACATTGACCCAATGCCCTTCATTATGGTAACGGGTTTCTAAGCTAAATACACTATTACACAGGTTAACCTATGCGCGAATTAGACAAAGTAGCAGAGAATTTATTTGACAAGATCCGTACTCGATTTGAGAACGTGAATCTGGGCGACGAAAAGTCCAAACGTACAAGCGACCCAGAGAAGGCTCGTTTCTTTAACTTCGACTACGTGGCTAAAGACGGCGAAAACTTCGGCAATGTAACAATGAGTATCGTTGACGGTGACAGCTTGAAAGTTTACTTTTCTAAGAACATTACAGACAACTTAGACGATGTACAGCAAGATGAATGGTTTAACTTCTTGCGCATTATTCGCCAGTTTGCAAAACAAAACTTCCTAAGCTTTGACGCTCGTGACATTAACAAGAGCGGATTGGACTTGCGCGACATACAGCAACAGTCTAAAGCAGATGCAAAGTTTACAGGTCAAGACGTTTCCGACACAGGTACAGTTTCGGAAAGCAAGATGTATGGTACTCGAACCATGTCTTTCCAGGAATGCGGTCCTGTTAAGATTCGTGTTAAGCACAGTACAGCGGTAGATGAAGAGCGTCATGGTGCTCGTTCACGTAACATTGAAGCAATTTATCTCGACAATCACTTAGGTGAACGTCGCCTCCTACCGTTTAAAAACTTACACGGCGCAAGAGCAATGGCGATGCACTGTAGCCAAGGCGGGGATATTGCTGACGACATTGGTCGTAGCATTGAAGGAATGGTAACAGAGATGGGTGCAATGCGCCACTTTGTTCGAGAAGCAAAACGTCGTCAGTTCGAGGACGCTGAGACAGCACAAATGGCAGACGCAGCGGTGTCACATTTTAGCGAGTTGAAAAACAAGCTGCACCACTTAGCTGGTCATCGCGGTTATACTGAGTTTAGGGATAGCTATCAACCTGAGTCAGACATCGAAGACGAGTTCGATGTTGATGAATTGCGTGAACGCTTTGTAAAGAAAGTGTATAACGAAAAGTTTACTGATGCGTTACCGTATGTGTACCGTGCATACAAGAAGCAACAAGAGTCCGTCGCTACACCAATGGGCGACCAGTTTGAAAGCTGGGCACACAATGTGACTGAAGACGCTTTCGAAGGCGACGACGAAAGAATGGATGCATTGAAGGAAATAATGGAAAAGCCATTAATGGTTGGTATGGATGGTATGGATGCCACAATGGCGCTACAGCAAATCTTTGATGACGAAAGTCTAGGTGAGCACATGGCGGATTTAGCTAACACTGAGGGTGCCGAAACTGATGCACGCCAAACAGTTTTGGATTGGATGCGCCAAAATGGTATGAGCTACATTGCTGACAACATTGAAGAAGAATTGTCTCAACAGCCAGTCGAGCCAAAACAAGACATGCCAGACGAAGAGCTAGAATCTGATCCTGCACCACAACCAGAACAGCCACCGCAACCACAACAAGGCCAGCCACAACCTGGCGGACAAGCACCAGTTGCTGACCCAAATGGAATGGCAATACCCACAGAAAGTACAGACGCACTGGCGCTGATTCGATATCTGGCAGGAATGACCAAGCGATAATAAAAGGGCTAACTGCCCTTTTATTTTGAGTAAAAAATCGCCGTATCTGTCGCAGAAGGATAAATAATTATGTTACACTGAACTACGTTATGCAAATAGCGTGGTGCTTTGTATCAAAGCAAACACTAAGACCAACTTAAATTTAACATATAAGGAATCATTTATCATGGCACTTACTCTCGCAGAAATCCGCGCTAAACTACAAGCGCAATCCCAAAACGGTCAAGGCGGCAAAGGCAAATTTGCTGGTGACAACGTAATTTACCCCCACTGGAATATCGCTGAAGGCACACAAGCCAGACTTCGTTTCTTGCCGGACGGCAATTCGAAGAACTCCTACTTCTGGGTAGAGAAGGCGATGATCAATTTGACATTCGCTGGTATCAAAGGCGAAGCAGACTCCAAGCCTGTTCGCGTACAAGTCCCTTGCGTCGAAATGTATAACGACGGCAGCGTTTGCCCTATCCTGGCAGAAGTTCGCCCATGGTTCAAGGACCCTAACTTGGAAGAATTGGGCCGCAAATACTGGAAGAAGAAGTCTTACATCTTCCAAGGCTTCGTGCACGAAAACCCAATCGCTGACGACAAGGGTCCAGACGGCAACCCAATCCGTCGTTTCATGATCAGCCCACAAATCTTCAACTTGGTTAAGACCGCGTTGATGGACCCAGAATTGGAAAACTTGCCAACTGACTACGTTGCAGGTCTTGACTTCACAGTTAAGAAGACCTCTAAAGGTGGTTACGCTGACTACAGCACATCCAGCT